GATTTTATGACGATGGATGAGTATGATGAATCGGGATTCAAGATTGTATCGCACGAGGTGATGGGTGGATCTGCAGGAGATTCGTTGAAGGAAGCTATTAGTAATGATATGGGTGATACGAATTATACAATCACAAATTCGGTAAAGATATTTGAGAATGAATTGACGCAAACAGTATATAATATTACACGGGCATTGTGTTCGTATATTAATATTACGATCGAACCAATAGAGAGCATTGTATTGTCTATATCAGTTTTGCTATTAACTAAGAACCTCTATTCTGCTGAAAAATATAAGAAGATTGAAGAACTGAATCAAAAGAAGAATGTTGTTATTCCGTCATTTCAAACGTATAGAAACCAGAATATTGTATTTTTCACAACTGCAACCTTATTTGTCGCCATACAAACAATGATTCCTTCATTTAAACCGAAAAAAACATTCCCCGGATGTGTTTTCAGTTTTGGAGGGTATCCTCTAGATGGTGGGGTTGAATACACAACCGGGCTCAAGTATTTGTCGTGTGTGATTGAGAAAATAACCGGAAATATAGAGCCTTGGAATAGTATAAAGCATTTGAAACGTGATGGAATCTTGAAACGTTTGATGGAGTATATTGGTAAAATCTTGAATGAACCTGAAATAGTTGATTTGTATACGAAGAAGCGAGAGCATCTTGTTTTGTTTCCAGACGATGAAATCCCACAAGTACACAATGTATCAAAGTGGCGTTCATTTCAGCCGCCAATATTGCCGGTGTCTGTCGTTAAGCACCAGACGGCGGTTTCGAATGAATTTAAAGACGAGCTATCAATATCTATAAAATCTGGACACAAAACCCAACATTCGCAAATTGCGATTATTAATAACAAGATAGTGCAAAATGTGTATGCCGTGGTTGAATTGGTGAATAAAATAGTAGCGGAAGGCAAAGATGCATTATTGAAGGCGGGTGTTATAGTATTCCTGGAAAATGCATGTTGCGAAGAGAAAGATCATCGCACATCAATTGATTTTTTCATCGACAAAGATCCAAATATAAAAAAATATATTGATTTGATTGCGAAAAACATGAATTTATTGGATGAGATCAAAATGCTGTCGAGGCCATCATATATAACACCCGTCGCCAAACCATTATTGCAGCTGTCTGCGGCCAAAAACATTGTGAGTGAAGAAAACATTTATTCGGCCTTTATTCATTATTGTAAACTGACGAATTCGCAGAGTTTGATCCCCGATGATATGACTATGTTTTTCCAGGAAAAACCGGGTGGTATTCAGCCCCAATGGGATCTTAAACAAATCATAGACCATTTGAAGAAGCACGGCAAAATATTTAATGCAGATTCCCTTAAGATGCTGATACAGACGGTTGCTAAGCGAAACATAATTCATGGAATCCAAATGAAACAAATCGATTTGGAATATACGCGGGCTTTTTCGGAATTGATTGATAGTATTAGTAATCGCGAAACGCCGATCATAGAGGATAAGTTAGCCGGCTATTTGAAATCGGTTCTTGAGAAATTTGATATTAATAGACCCGTTGATAAAGACAGTGTATCTATTGGTAAATTAAAGAAGCATTTGTCCCGCGTGAATCGCGAAATGTCGTCGCAAATAATAGAGTACATTAATATGTTTGGTATATCGAGGAGTGCATCGGAAAAAAATAAGATAAGAGATTTCCTGCAAAACCTTACACAGTGGAAATGTGATACAGACATGCTCAAATCGAATACATATGTTGATGCGGGTCAATATACAGTGGTTCAATTTATTCGAAACATTGTATTTATGATTACAAAGACGATTCCGGCATTTATTTCCAGTTCTACACACGAAATTCGCAAAATGGAGACATTAAAACACTGGGGATTTTCCGATAAGCATTATGAAGTATTGTATAATAACCTTAATAAATATTATGATCAAATAAACCCCTTTAAGAATGATCAAATGATTGTTCAATTTTTCAGAGATATTAGTTTGAAAATGGCGGATCTGAATATGTTTTTGAATTATATTCCTGTTTTTACATCGTTCGTCAATGAAGACAAATTGTATTATTTGTTGTTTGATAAGGAGGCTCTATATTTGCTGCACGCTTATTGTTTTTATTCGGTCTTGTATGAATTGGTCACTGGAAGTGATACCGACGAATATTTAACACAAGAAATTCAAATGATAAAATCGCGTCGAAAACAAATGAACGAAGAAGACATTCCTGAGAGCGAATATCCAGATGAAGTGGATATTGAGATGGGAAATAGAATGGATTTCAGACAACGCGTGTGCGGATTAATGATCATAATGATAGAGAATAGTATGAATATTAAGAAAACGATAGATAAGCCGTATGAGCAATTGGCTACCAAATCGTATAATGAGAGCAAACGAGAGAAGGCGGTGATTACTGATTATTTGAAAAATATGACTATTGAGGAACGCAGAGTTGAGAATATTATGAAACAATACAAAATGGGTATGTGGAATCTCGGTACACAAAAAGGAGTTTTCAAATATGATCAAAACCTCTACGATTTGGAAAAAGAACAAGATAAACAATTGTATATGGTTCCAGAAGATCAAGAAGATTTTACAGGTGAAGAACTAGCAGATTATGATCCAAATGTAGAGGCTGACGAAGATGCCGAAAATGAAGCGAATGATATTGGCGGATTGGATGAAGATTACAATGATGGCGTGTATTATCAAGAAGATCGTGATGAATGAAATGACCGATGAATGAAATTAAAAAAAAGATGAAATATTCTTTTTACTTAATTAAGATGTAAATATATGTAAATATGCATTGTAAATATTTTATGAGATATAGTATCTAATAAAATTGTAAATATGATATAATGGGCCTTTTTCGACTTCATTTATATCAGCTAACGGATCATATTCTTCTTCTTCCGTAGCCATAGCGTAAACACGTATAAAGTGTTCGTGGTCTGTCTCATTATAATGTTTGGACGTAGTTTGTCGCAAATGCGTTATTCTCTCGCATAATATGCGCTGGTTTACAAGTTCGTTTTGATTATTGTTCATTGGCTCTATAATTATTATTTTTAATGCTTTATAAAATTATTAAAAAAAGGTTTTCAATTTTATTACCACGTCATGCGCGAATATGTTTGTTCAAGTAAAATTGAATAATCTTGAAATCCAACACACAAATCAACAATAACAAAATGACTAGCAAAATATATTTTAAAACGTGTGATAAAAACACCCCAACATTGGTGTATGATATGGCTTTCCCGTCGTCACATCATTCTTATTTTATGAAATCCGACACCCTAGATGTATATAGGGAAAAAGAGTACAAAGGCGACGGTATATTTGGGGGCAAAGACTTCTTTATATTGATAGCCGAAATGAATTTCAAAAAGCACAAAACACGCACAAAATCCGAACTTCGAGAATTAGGAACAAACTTGTATAATGGAACCCAAAAAATATTCATTGGTGGAAAAGAAAAAACATTGAAATGGCCGGAAATAGTTGCAGACGACGAAAGACCGTGGTTAAATAGGAAATCAGAAAAATACGCGACGCCGCCAGTGTATCCGGAAACGCAAGGAAAAAATGTAGAATGCGATTGCGATGTATGTTGTGCGATATGCGACTTGTAGTAAAAAATATATATTATATTATAAACAATGCTAGTTGATAAAAAAATATTGCGAACAAATCGTTTAACCATATCTGTATTGTTTTTTTTAGTTATGTTTGCCGCAATCCATTATCTGAAACCGGCTCTCATATATAATGATAAAGGCGGATTCCGGCAATTTGGTATCGGATATAAACAAAAAACGGTTATTCCGATATGGATAGCATCAATAGTTTTAGCTATTTTGTGTTATTTACTTGTATTCTATTTGAGCGTATAGTGTTTTTAGATAATTATTATGTGAATATTTATCTAATTATGTAGATTAGAGAGCCTTAGTGCAAACCGAAAACATAAGACGGTTGACGAAATAAAGCAGTAAATAAGTGAGAGATCCGCCGGCGACAGTCAAGAAAAACATAAACCCTTTGCGTTGTGTGATTCCGACGGCAAACCCGGCGATGATGGCTACCGCGAACCAGAAGAACATAAACAAGGATAAGAAATAAAAGTAGTAGCAGTACTCCCCAGATAGAGGGCCGAAAAAAGTTTCCATAAAATCAGACATTTGCTAGTTATATATTTAAATAATAGATTTAATTTGCTAAACAATGTAAAAAAGTATATTTATGTAATGTATAAGATGGATGAAACTACGATTTGGAAGATAATTGAGAGTCATTATGTGGACAATCCGCAGAGTTTAGTAAGACATCATATTGAATCCTATAATGATTTTTACAAAAATGATATATATAAGATCGTTAAAGAGCGAAACCCCATAACTCTTGTTTCGCGATTGGATGAACGCACCGGCGAATATAAATCAAAATGCAACCTCTATATTGGTGGAAAAAATGGCGATAAACTATATTTTGCTAAACCGGTTATATATGATAATGATCCCCATTATATGTTTCCAAATGAGGCGCGACTTAGAAATATGACTTATGCAATGACGATTCATTATGATATGGATATAGAGGTGATTGATATGTTGGATGAAAATGAGGAACCGCGTCCGATTGAAACTGAAATGGGCGAAGAAACTGTTGATCCAAATCCACCCAGAAAACGATTTACGAATTTCAAGAAAGGAGGGAATCAATTAGCTGATCGCGATTTACACCCGGAAGATGAGAATGAAGGAAAAGAATACATTCAGCCAGATGATGATTTTAAAACAGGTGGTGCGCGTGCAATGACTGTGAATGAAGCAACCAAACGAAAAGAGCAAATCGAGAAATCTATTGATAGACAACATATACAGACACGCAATTACACATTGGAAAAGTTGTTTTTAGGGCGCTTTCCGATAATGGTTCAGTCTGATTTTTGCATTTTGAGTGGAATGCCTCGCCAAGCAAGATACAATGTTGGCGAATGCCGCAATGATAAGGGAGGATATTTTATAATTGATGGTAAAGAGAAGACGGTTGTGCCGCAAGAAAAGTTTGGCGACAATATTTTGAGAGTGGGTAAATCAAATATAGAGACGATTTTATATACGGCTGAAATCAAGAGTGTGAGTGAAAATACATCAAAACCGATTCGTTCATTAAGTATGAATTTGATGGCGCCCACCAATAGTTTTACAAATATGAATATTGTGGTTAATATTCCAAACGTGAGAAAACCAGTGCCTCTATTTATTTTATTCAGAGCACTTGGTGTGATAACCGACAAAGAAATTATCACCACGTGTCTATTGGATTTGGAAAAATACGACAATTTGATGGATTTCTTTATTCCTTGTATTCACGATGCCGGTCCCATTAATACACAGATCCACGCTTTGCAATATATTGCCGAGCTCGCAAAAGTAAAAACCACGGATAATGCGCTTCACATTTTGACCGACTATTTCCTTCCCCATATTGGGGAGACCAATTATATTCAGAAGGCGTATTTCTTGGGTTATATGGCTTTCAAATTGATTTCGGCTTATAATGGAATGGAGCCGCCGATAGATCGTGATAGTTTCAGATACAAACGCATTGATTTGGTGGGAACACTATTATATCAATTATTCCGCGAATATTATAAAATACAGACCAAACGCGTATATGTGGATTTTGAGAAGATTATGTACAGAAACCGTGGATTATATGAAAGTGATATGATGGGATTAATTATGACCAATTATAAAATGGTTTTGAAAGAGCGCAATGTAGAGGATGGGTTCAGAAAGGCATTTAAGGGTAATTGGGGTGCATATGCGCATACCAAACAAGTGGGTGTTGTCCAAGATTTGAATCGCCTCTCATTCAATTCGGCAATGAGTCATTTGCGGAAAACAAATCTTCCGATGGATAGTGGTTCAAAACTGGTCGCACCACGTCTTTTGAATGGTTCCCAATGGGGCATTTTTGATCCGATTGATACCCCGGATGGTGGAAACATCGGTCTTCATAAACATATGAGTATGTTCACCTATGTGACCCGGTCCATTTCTCGCGAGCCAATGATAAAATGGCTACGTGAAGAAGTAAGTATGAAATTAGTAGAGGAATGCAGCCACGCCAATTTATCGGCCTCAACAAAGGTTTTTGTGAATGGTTATTGGGCGGGAAATGTCGACGACGCATTTGTCGCGGTAAGCAAATTCAAATTATTCCGCCGCAACGGTCTCATTCCTCAATATGTTAGTATTAGTTTTGATATTCGTCAGAACACGGTTTTTATCTTCACGGATGGAGGACGCGTTTGTCGCCCCGTATTCTATTACGACGATTTGACTAAGAAGATGTC